CGTTCGTTTTGTGCTCATCTTGGCTCCGCTGCCCGGCGCAAAAAAGCCGCGCCCGGCAGCTCGTACGGCCCGACCTCCGCTTTCTCGATCTCACCGTGGTTGCGCAGGGAAGGCGCATGGAACAGGGGCGCGCCCTCCCTGCTCTTTCCCTTTGGCTTGGCCTGTATTGACTGGCCCTCTCGCATTTGGCTTGGCGTGACTTGGGCCGGGGGGCCGCGAAAAGCGCGTCCCGGCACGTTCGCGATATACTGCAACCACGGGCGACAACAGGACAACCGCCCCCGACCCCTCATAAGAAAAGAAAATGAATAAAGAAATAAATAAAGAAAATAAAGAAAGAAAATAAACAAAGAAATGAATAAAGAAAATAAACAAAGAAATGAATAAAGAAAATAAACAAAGAAAATAAATAAAGAAAAAACCAAAGCACTTGACGCAACGTGAACCTTGGTGTACTCTGGACACATAGCTAGCCCATTTGTTCTGGATTCAACCTATGCTCTACAAATTTCTTTTTACTCTAGCCCGCTACCTGGTAATCGAACATGGCAACCAGATGCACCGCCACAACCAACAGGGGGACCGACTGCAAAGCCTGGGCCGTCCGCAACAGCGACCCACCGCGCTGCGCCGCCCACGGCGGAGGCCAGCCGATCGGCGCCCCAACCGGAAACGATAACGCCCGAACACACGGCTTCTATGCCCACGGACCCACCAGCACGCCGGCACGAGAACTCTCCTCAATCGAAGACATCATCGCCGACCTGGCCAACAAGCAGGCACACTTGTCGGCCTACATCGACGCCTACATCGGCGACATGGAGATCGAGGATCTCAAGGGCCTTCTAGCCCTGCACGCCCAGACCGCCAGCCGCCTCGGTAAACTGCTCCGCGACAAACGCGCCCTGTCCGGCGACGCCGCCGACGGCATCTCCGGCGCCCTCGCCCAGGCCCTCGCCGAGCTGGGCACCGAGCTGGGCGCCGACCTGATCGGGGAGACGATCTGATGTCACCCAACGATCTCCCCCCTGGAGGGAGGACTAAGGGGGGTGGTGAGCAACGCCTACGCACCGTCTTGCGCCAACTCGGCGACGACAAGCGAGCCATCCGTCGCGCTCGCGAACACCAGACCCGGGTCGCCTGGCTGCGCGAACTAAAACGCTTCCTCATCCCGATCGTGCACCTGTTCCGATCACGCATCACGAATCACGAATCACGCACGCATGAACATCATTCAACTCTACCACCTGCTCAAGCCGGCGGAATTCCACCGCATGGTGATCGACTGGCTGCGGAGGATCGACCCCTTCAGTCAGAATGTCGTCGACCGCCCGCTGCGCAAGTACCAGACCGAACCGGCTCGCTCGATCCTTAACAGTATCATGCACGGCCACGGTGATTCGTTCGTGGTCATGATGTCCCGCCAGGCGGGGAAAAACGAGCTGTCCGGCCAGCTCGAGGCCTACCTGATGAATCTCTATCAGCATCTCGGCGGCCAGATCGTCAAAGTCAGCCCTACATTCAAGCCGCAGACGATCAACTCGATCCTGCGCCTCACCGACCGGCTGGAGAACCGCTGGAACAGCGGCCTGTGGGCCAGGCGCGAGGGCTACATCGTGCAGCTCGGACCCGTCCGCTGCCTCTTTTTCTCCGGCGATCCCAATGCTAACGTCGTCGGCGGCACCGCCGACTTGCTGCTCGAGTGCGACGAGGCCCAGGACGTCTCTGTCACCAAATGGGAGAAAGATTTCTCCCCAATGGGTGCATCGACCAACGTCACCACCGTGTTCTGGGGCACGGCCTGGACCTCCGACACCATGCTCGCCCGCCAGGCGGCCCACCTGCAGCAACAAGAAACAAAAGACGGCATCCGCAGGGTCTTCAAATACGCCGCCGACCGGGTCGGCGCCGAAGTGCCCGCTTATGCCCGGTACGTTAAAAATCAAATTGCCCGGCTCGGGCGCAACCACCCGCTGATCAAGACCCAGTATTTTCTCGAAGAGATCGACGGGCAGGCCGGCCTGTTTCCGCCGATGCGCCGGGCCCTGATGCGCGGCGACCACGACCGCCGTCACGAGCCGGATCCGGGGCACAGGTACGCCCTGCTCATCGATGTCGGTGGCGAGGATGAAACTGCCGGCGATGCCATCGATCGCACCATGCTCGCCAACCCGCGCCGCGACGCCACCGCCCTGACCGTCGTCGACATCGAGGTCGTCTATGGCCAACTGCCCGTCTACCGCGTCGTCGATCGCAAATTCTGGCTCGGGGTCAAGCACACCAGTCTCCACGGCCAGATCCTGGCCCTGGCCCGTCACTGGCACGCCATGTTTGTCGTCGTCGACGCCACCGGCATCGGCGCCGGATTGGCTTCATTCCTGACCAAAGCCCTGGGTGAGCTCGTCATCCCGGTCGTATTTTCGCCCAAGGTCAAAAGCGATCTCGGTTGGGATTTCGTGGCTATCATCGAGACCGGCCGTTACCGAGACTATACCGACGACCAGCAGCCGGAGACGAGGCAGTTTTGGCACGAAGTCGGGGCCTGTGAATACATCATCCGCGATGGGCCGGCCAAGCAGATGGCCTGGGGGTGCTGGCAATCACCCGCCTACGACGGCCTCATTGCCCACGGCCACGACGATCTGCTCATCGCCGCCGCACTATGCGCCGTGCTCGATCGCCAAGACTGGCCCGGCACCGGCCCCAGCGCTGTCGTCGACACACCCGACGAGCTGGACGAGATCGACGCCGCCGAGTGGTAAACCACCTGGCACTGTACGTTAATATCCATATCAAATTGGGCTGTGAGTAACAGGAAAGGATATGTAACCACGGGTTGACCTGGGTGACCGTGGTGCTCCCGAGCCAGCGGAGGATCCAAAGTGCCCAGGCGAGAAAGCAGCCCCTGCCAAGCAGTGCCATCCACTGCCAGGCAGCAAACGACAGGAGTGCGGTGATCTGGCAGCCACACTCCACCGAACTTAACCCCCGCTCAAAGTGGGGTTATGATTGGCCCGGGTCCGTGATCGGGGGCAGCTTGCGCACCCCCGATCACCCACCCTATTTGCAGATTTGCCCATTTGCATATGACTATTTTAGACCGTCTCACCAACTTCATATACGACCATGCAATCGACCCGCTCGCCGACTATTTATTCGGACCGGCAATCGAGCAGCGTGTCAATGCCCGCCTGGCCGCCGTCTCCGCCCGCGTCGACGACTCCAGCGGCTGGACCTCCCTCTCCGCCGGCCCCGCCGATCAGCCCTGGTCCGATCACGTCCAGGACATGGACGATGCCCTCGAGGCCTGGCGCAAATCTTTCTTTGCCCGCCGCATCGTCACTCTAGCACGTTCCTACGTTGTCGGCAGCGGGATCATGATATCATCCGCCGATCCCACCATCAACCAGTTCGTACGCTCATTCTGGTCCCATCGCAAAAACCACATCACCACCCGCCTGGGTCCAATGTGCGACGAGCTCACCCGCGCCGGCGAGCTGTTTCCCACCTTGCACACCAACCCCATTGACGGCATGTCCTACGTCCGCTTCGTCCCGGCCCGGCTCATCTCACACGTTCACACCGCCGACAACGACTACGAGACCGAGTTGTCCTACGACGAACTAACTACCGGAGAGCCCAAGGTGTGGATCGGCATCGACCACCCGCGCGCCTTCAAACCGTCGCCCGTTCGCCGCAGGTTGCAGCCGCTTATGGTCCATTATGCGGTCAATCGTCCCATTGGCGCCACCCGCGGTGAGGGCGATCTCGGGCCCGTTCTCCCCTGGATCAAAAGATACACCGAGTGGTTAAAGGACCGGGTTCGCCTCAACCGCCAGCGCACCCGGCAAAGCATCCTCGATATCGAGATCGCCGACGACTCCCTGGTCGAGGACAAGCGCCAGCAGCTCCGCACCCACAACCCCGTCGAATCCGGCATCTATGTCCACGGCCCCGGCGAAAAAACCGAGGCCAAATCCCTCAACATCCGTGCCGCCGACGCCAAAGAAGATGGCCACATCCTGCGCCTGGCTGTAGCCACGGGGGCAAATCTAGGCCTGCACTACCTGGGTGAAGGCGAAAACGTCAACTATGCCACCGCCAAAGAAATGGGCGAGCCCACTGCCCGTTTCTACAGCGAACGGCAGGACGACTTTACCGGTTTCCTCTGTGACCTGGTCACCGTCGCCTACCGCCGCTACTGCGCCGTCCACGATCTTTCTTCCCCCCTCGCGAGAGGGACTGAGGGAGGACTCGATCTCCAACTCATCGTCTCCGTCACCGAGATCGCCCGCGCCGACAACGCCGGGCTGGCCACCGCCGCCAAAGACGTTGTCGAGGCACTCTCTTCCATGCGCGCCCAGGGCTGGATCGACGACCCCACCGCCATCAAGCTCGCCTTCAAATTTGCCGGCGAGGTGATCGACGAAGAGCAGATTCAGAGGATCCTGGCCCAGCCGCCAGCCAACGACGACAGCCAAAAGCCAGAAGCCGAGGATCGGGAATGAACCTGTTATGGACAAACCACAACCCCGATCCAAACACCATCTGCAAGACATGCGCATACTTTATCGACAAGGTATTCGACCCGGTGCTAGCCCTGCCCCTACCCGCCCACCTGGGGTGCTACTGTACCTACTTTCCGACAGACCAAAAGCCCGACAAGTGGAACTGGGAAACCGTCCCAGCGGAAACCCGGCAACATTGGGTCCGTTACGTCGCCTGGCTGCTGCGCACAGGCGCCACCATCCCGATCGTTCTAAAACCTCTACTCCAGGAGGCACGCAAATACAATCGCCGCCGAGAAGAAGAAGAGGAGGAGGAAACGCTAAACCCTATGCCCAATAAATCCCAACCCGCTCAGAACGCCACCATCCGCCCCATTGAAGCCACCATTCACGCCGGATCCGTCCGTCTCAACACCTCTACCGAGCTTGATCAGGAGAGGGGGTCAGGGAGTGAGGTCCCTACCCGCCGCGAATACGACTGCATTTTCATCCGCGCCGGCCGCGTCCGTCGCACCGATGGCACCGACTCCAACTGGCTGATCCCGTCCGATCCGCTGCGCGCCGCCGTCCATCTCTTCGACGGCCTGGCCTGCTACTGTGACCATCCCGAGCTGTTCGGCTTTGGCTGGCACCAGGCACCCCGGACCGACCGTCTGATCGGAGTCACCTCCGATCCGGCCTGGGACGAGGACCTCGACGCCGTCACCGGCACCATCACGCTCTACGACGAAAATCCCAACGCACTGGGGGCGATCATCGGTGACCTCTGGGACCAGATCCTCGCCGACCAATCCGCCGGCAAAGCCGTGCCCCAGGCCGGATTATCCGCTACTCTATGGCACACCACCAATCTCGACGAAGAAAGCGGACTCACCGCCACCACCGAGATCACCAAGGCCGATTCCGTCGATTTCGTTTATTCACCAGGTGCAGGCGGTTACATCCGCTCTGCCCTGGAAGCAATACACAGCACGTACGCCTCATTACCCGGGGCACCGCCGGTGAACTGCACCGCCGCCCCACAACATCCAACAGGAGGTTTCTCAATGCCACCACGAGTACAGAATCCAGAAGCTCCTGCAGAGGTGCAGCCCGCCCCAATCGCTGGGGCCGCCCCGCAGGAACAAATCGCATCCACCCGCTTCGACGAACTCGAAGCCCACATTGCCACGATCAGCAACCAGATCCAAAGCCTGATCGCCGCTGTATCCACCGAACCCGACGTCTCACAGCAGCCCGAGCACCCGGTCCAGCTCGCTGCCTTCCAGGCCCGCCTCGACCAGATCGAAGCCCTCGCGGCCGAGCAGCTCGCCGACAAAACCATCGAAGGCATGGGCCAGCCCACCGGCTCACAGGCCTGGCACATGCGCTCCAGCCTGGACCAGGTCCAACTTGCCCTCGACGCCATGCTCGACGGCGTCCGCCCTCCGGACAACATCCGCCCACTCTCCGGCATCCGCGAACTCTACCACCTGCTCTCCGGAGACTTTGAGTTCACCGGTCTCTTTAACGCCGAACGCGTCTACCTGGCCAACGTCACCAGCTCCACCATGGCCAACGTCACCGCCGACGCCCTCAACAAGCGTGTTATGAACGAGTTTCAAAAATATCCTCAGTGGTGGTTACCCATCATGTCACCGCAGAACTTTAACAGCCTCCAAGACATAGAATGGATCACCCTCGGTGGAGTGGGCGAACTGCCCACCGTCACCGCCGGGGCCGCTTACACCGAGATGACCTGGGACGACATCCAACAGAAAAGCTCCTTTGTCAAAAAAGGCGGCTACCTGGGACTGACCATCGAGGCCATCGACAAAGACGACACCCGCCACCTGCAGAGCGCACCACGCGCCCTGGCCCAAGCCGCCTGGCTGACCCTGTCCAAGGCCATCAGCGCTATCTTTACCGTCAGCAGCGGCACCGGTCCATCGGTGTATTACGACGACTCCAACACGCGGGTCTTGTTCCACACCAGCAACGCCAACTTGGGCACCGCAGCGCTATCCTGGTCGGCGTGGGTCGCCACCCGCACCGCCATGAGAAAACAGACCGAACACAACTCGGACGAAAGACTGGGTGCCCTGACGGCTCCCCGCTTCCTGCTCGTGCCCTCCGACCTCGAGATGACCGGCGTCCAGATCCTGGCCAGCGCCGGCGAACCCGGCACCGCCGACAACGACGTCAACCCCGAGGCCCAGGGCAGCATGCGCGACGAGCGACTGCGCATCGCAAGAAGCCGAGTGATCGTCGTCGACCTGTGGACCGACACCAACAACTGGGCGGCCGTCGCCGACCCGCAGCTCTACCCAACCCTGGGTTTGGGCTTCCGTTGGGGCAACACACCCGAAATCTTTGCTGTCGCCAGCCCCACCGCCGGCCTGATGTTCTCCAACGACGTCATGCCGATCAAAGTTCGGTTTTTCTTTGCTACAGGCCCGATCGACTATCGGGGCCTGTACAAGCACAACGTTTCCTAGTAGGTCGGGTTTCCATACCCGACATCACCACCTTAACAAGAGCTATCAGTCCCGGCGAGTGAGCCCAATCTCCCGCCACTGGACGCAGCAAGCAAGGATCGGGGCTGGTTGGGCAGCACCCGATCCAACCAAACTTACACGTCACGCAGCAGTACACTCTGCTGCAAAGGAGCATTTTTCATGGGTAAATCATCTCTGGCCGGCATCTTTCAGGTCGCCTTCCATATCCTGGGCGAAATGGGTGCCAACGCCGATATCAAGTGGACGGCCCCCTGCGACTGCCAGCTGATCCACGTTTCCGCGGTCCAGTCGGACGCCGACGCCGCCGGGATCACCATCGGCGATTCTACCGATGCCGATGGCTACTGCACCGTCTTTTCCTGCGGTGTGTCCGGCACACCCGTCGAAAAAGAAGCACTCACCGATTTCGACGGCGCCCTGGCCGGCAGCCAGTACCCCGACATCGACGACGGTGACATCATCGCCATCGCCATCGACTACGACTACTACGCCGGAGCAGGCAGCGGTGCAGCCAGCAACGTCACCATCGTGTTGACCTTTGCCCAGGGCTAACCTTTGGGGTTAACGAACCTGCGCGCAGCCAACACGCAGGCTCGATATCCATCTATCGTCCGGCCTCTGATGTCCTCCATCATGCCGGAAACTCCTCCTTTTCGATGGGGGTAGGGCCGCTCACCCTACCCCCTGGAGGGGGAACCAGCGAGCACGGCACTTCCCCCCTCCAGGGGGGACTGAGGGGGGTGAAAGGCCACATATGGCACAATACGTTTCAACCACCATACAAATCACGCGAGCCGACCTGCAGCACCTGCGCCAAGCCACGGGTGTCACCATTCCCATCCACAGCGCATCCAAACACGGCAACACCATCACCTATCACACCCGCAACGGCACATCCACATACACTTTCCCCGCACCCAAGCGCGGAAAGACCAAGAAAGAACGGAGCACCAGATGACCACGGTAACGGATATGTTGTACCACTTGGGAGGGGTGCCGGTGATGACCGGTATCCCCTTCTGCAAGGACAGCCAGTACTATTTCATCGATGGCCGCAACGGATCGGACGGCAACGACGGACGTTCACCCTACACCCCGTTCGCAACCGTCATCGCAGCCGAAGACAAGATGGTGGCCAATCGCCACGACACGGCGTTCATCATCGGCACGGGCAGCGCGATCGCCATGACCGCCGCACTCACGTGGGACAAAAGTTACACCCATCTGATCGGCATCTGTGCGCCCAGCATGACCGCACAGCGCGCAAGGATCACCCACGAGGACGCGACCTACACCGGACTCTCTCCGCTGTTCAACGTCACCGCCTCGGGATGCATTTTCAAAAATTTCTACTGTTTCCAGGGTGTGGCCGATGCTACGAGTCTCGTCAACTGGCAGGTCAGTGGTGGACGCAACTATTTCGAAAACGTCCACTTTGCCGGTGGTGGCCACGCCACATGCGCCGTCGACGGCGCCGCCAGCCTGCGCCTGGTAGGCAGCGAAGGCGAAAACGTATTCAAAGACTGCACCTTTGGCGTCGACACCATTGCCGCCGCCACGGGCGTACGCTGCCTGGCCATCAGCGGCGGCACACCGCGCAACGTCTTCCGAGACTGCCACTTTATATCCTACGCCGGCGCCGGCGGAGCGATGTTCGTCGAGTGGGAAGCGCTGTCGGCGGTCGACCGCTACATGCTGTTCGAGAACTGCTCGTTCATCAACACCGGCCTCACGACCATCGACTCGGCTTTCGTGATGCCCGCCAGCGCACCAGCACACCGGCGTACGTTTCTAAAAAACTGCGCCGGCTATGGCTTTACCGACTGGGACGCCAGCGACCGGGGCTATCTCTATATCTCGGGAGGTACCCAAACCGCTGGAGGATACTCTGGCTTGTTCCAGGCGTCCGCAGTAACCTGATGCCCTGGGTAGAGATCCCGACCGCACCGGCGCAGCTCGCACTCAACAATCGCGGGCAGTTGAGCTGGAACACGACGTTGCAAGTCCTACTCGGCGACCCCAAGTGGGTCGATCTCATGTGGGAAAGCAACACCCGTTGTCTAGGTATCCGGAAGAACAACGCGCCCGGAGGCCTGCTCGTCAGCGCGCAAGGCAACGAATTCAAAATCAACTCGGCGGCAGCTCTCACGGCAGCAGGCATCTCTGTCGCCGAGACCGTGCAGGCGACACCGCAGGAGTGGATACAGGTCACTGCCAACACAGGGTGGGCCGAATGGTTCGGATACCCGCCTATTTTTTACATCACGCTACCAACAGAATAAGGAGCTCAACATGGACAACAAATTCCTATCTCTTCTCAAGTCACGGAAGTTCTGGGCCGCTGTGGTCGGCATCCTCGTCGCCGTCGCCGGCGAACGCGCCGGCATCGATGCCGAACAACTGAACGCAGGCCTCGCCCTGCTGATCACGTACATCCTGGGGACGGCCCTGGAAGACGGCCTCAGCCGCCACTAAACGCAGGACGGGCTCATGAAAGTTTTCGCTCTTTGCCTGGAATCATCCGTCATCTCTGTTCGCAAAGCGTCCGGGGCCGCGCCGCTCACCAGCCCACCGGTCACCATCGACACCTTCGATCCCCGGCAGTTCAGCGGCTACGGTTTCTACTATTTCAAGCTCCACGGCCTGCCCGAGGAACACTTTTGGTACGGCGACGACTACATCACCGCCTGCAGCGCCGAGCAGCTTGCCGCGTGCGACATGGCCGGCGCCATCGTGTTCATCGCCAACTGCCACGCCCTGCCACTACCGGACGAAGATCCATCGCCGATGATCCAGGCCCTCTTTGCCGCCGGGGCCGTAGCCATCGTCGCCGGCCCCGGCGAAAACTATGCCCGCACCCGCACCATCGCCGGGGCCGACCGGCTGGGCAAAACCTTCCGCATGCTCACCTGCAGCGGCATGGACCCGACCAAGGCCTTCCAACTGGCCAAGCTCCAGCTCCAGGCCATCGTCGCCAAGCGCGCCCTGGGCAACAAAAACACCCATGCCGGCGAAGACACGCTCGAATTCAAGCTCATCACAAACCCTAAGGGTCTTGAACACCCTTAGGGTTTAGAAGGAAAACACATGATCGACCGCATCCAATTCACCACCGGCCCCGCCGTCGGCGCCGACGGCGC